TCGGTCAACGTAGTCTGACCCGCAAGGTAGTTACGGATTATTTTGTTCGTATCCTCGTTCACTTCTCGACATACCCCTTCATTCGTTCGCTAAACTTCTCTTGGGTGAAGTTCTTATGCAGTGCAGGCACGATATATGGACGTGCTGGCATCTTGAAAGTGCCCGTCTCAATGAAGCCACCATATTCACTCGTGGAATAGACAGCGCCCTCAATCTTATTGTCATCAACAAGCCGCTCTTCACGACCCTCGCCACCATCTGCTACCACTCCCATGCCAGAGACAATGCCAGTGAGTGACCGAGCATTTGTACCTGTCTTCCATGCACCGACGGCCTTAGCATTCCTGATACTGTCACCGTGGACAGCGACAACGGTATCGCGCATCGCCAGTCTTGCGGCATTCTGCACGGCCTCGCTGACTGCCTTGCCGTTCATCTTGAGGTTTACCTGTACGTCCAGCTTCATAACACAAATCCCTTTCCGACTCCATGTCCACAACAAGCTGAAGTTGCCCCAGGGATATATCCTAAGCAGGCATCATAACCTTCAGGAGTAGGCATCCCCCCACACTTTTTACAAGGGCGTATTTCGTCCCCGATTGGGTTTTTGGTGTCTGCAAAAACCCATCTATTTTCTTTCTCCTGATACTCACAAAGATGGCCTCGCAGATGTGCAATTGCACTCATCTCACTACCTGCACGTAGACTTCCTTGTGGTGATCTGCCGTCCCGTTCTGACGGTTGGTGACCAATAACACCTGATAGGTCACGCCACCTAAAATAACCCGATCCCGCTCTGTTATGTCCACGTCGCCGAGAAATAGCTTATAATCGGCGACGACCACCTCGGCGCCGATTGTTATTTCCCGTCCCGATGATGCAGATAGTCGGCATGGCTCATCTTCCAGGTGGTCGGTCCAGGTCCTTTCCTTACGGCCATAAGCATCCGCCACCCCCTCAGTGAATCGGCGCACCGTGCATGTACTAATCAACAGGTCGGCGTAGCTCACCTAGTCCTCTCCTATCTGCATCTTGCACCAATGCCTTAGCTGCCGCCTTGCCTGATTGGGTCAACCCGAATGCAGCAGCCCGTAGACCTGTATATCCCCTTTGAATACAATACTCATCTATCAACTCCAATGCCTGTGTTTCACTAATTCCGCCCCCCATAGTCATCTGTTCAAAAGAGGCTAGTTGGTCTTGGTTTAGATGTTCTTTCGTTATCATCTTTTCTCCTTTCTTAGTCATCCTCCGCCGTTATGCAAGTACCTAATATGCCAAGATATAGCCATAACCACTGGAATGGATGGCGTAATACTTGCTTCCAATCAAGCTTGATATTCAATGCCCTACAAAGCCTATAGCCATTCCGAGTCACCCTCCCAGGCCTCATCTTAAATTGGAGTTTTACAGTAATATCTTTAGCATCCATCCTAGTCATCCTCCGCAGTGATTCCGCTGCCATCACCCAGGTCCATCTCTGCCCAATCGATGACAGGCGTCTCGGCCTCGCCCTTGCGATACAGAGCAGCGAGCTTGAGCGCATTATCGACAGACTTCTTCGTGTAGGCATAGTCACCTATACGCTCGCTGTCGGTGCCGGTAAGGACCCCTGCAGCGTAAGCCTCAAGCGCCGCAGCCGCCGCCAGCAATACCGACCCCTCCATGTCAAGGAACGCCTGAATCTGGGCATCGGTATAGACGGCGCTGACGACAGTGCCTATCTTGAGTTGCACCTTTTCGATGTCTGTCATAGCTCATCTCCGTCGGCCAGAACGCCGTGCTCTACAAAGTAGGCTGGCCATTTTTCATGCCCAATCCGCACACACTCAGCAACACGACATTTATTCCCATACCGATGGGAGCAATTGACCTCTTTACAGTATTTGGGGTTGTATGGCTCTCTATATTTTGCCATGCTCACCTCTTACTTAAAGGTCACGGTGAAGTTGCCAGCAAAGGTGGCGTCGTAATCGAAAAAGATACCTGTAACCATTTCGCAATCAAGGATTATGGTAAATGGCTGGCAAGACACCTGAACGGCGCTTCTCAAGATAAGTGTCGCGATAAGAGTGCCGCCATTATCCACACCGTCATATATAGCAACGTCACCGACTGCGGTCATGCCGTTAAAAGTTATCGAGTGCAATACGCAAGGCCCAGTGTGGACTATGGCATCGGCCACTACATTAACTTTATCCCAGGGAAAATCTACTACTGGATTACCCATATCTATCCTCCTATGGGCCAGGTGGGCGGGGGAGTAAAGGAGCAACTAAACCCCCCCCTGCCCCCTGGCACTTGCTACTATCTATCAGCAACCGTATTGATGAACGTCGCTCTCCAGTCCAGCTTGTTCGCCCCGAAACACTGCCTCACCCTGTAGAAGATGTTGTCCGTTGCGAAGTCACCAGTCATCCCGACATCACCACCACCGATTGCTACCTTGTCGCTGGCCTTCATGCAGATCTCGGGTCTCTCATGCCCAGCCAGGTAATCGCACTCAACGGCTGCGATATTATTCGGGTCGGCGAAGAGATACCACGTATTCTGCGTGTACCCAGTCAACCCGGCAATCGACAGCCACGGATCCACAATCAACTGAAGTCCGTACTGCGCAATCACGTTGGTCGTCGGGTAGGCTACCGCAGTTCCCGCAGCTTCGCCCTGTTCTAGCCACATCTTCGTCGCTGATGTAAGAATCTGCCGGGCGTGGAACTCCAACCCGCCATCCGATATCACCAGGTACTTCGGGCGGTTTCGCATGGGCTGACCGCTGGGATGCCTGAAAGCCTGCATATCGGCAACCGTTAATTCCAGGTTGGCGATAGTCAGCGGCCTCGTATTGGCATTTATCTCAGTAGCGGTCGTGTCGTCGTAGAGATCGCCGGCCGCATGACTCCCCAATATGTTCAGGTCGTTCGCGTAGCAGTTGACAGCCAGATAATGCTCCGTATTGGCTGCCAGCCATGCAAACTCGTTTGGGCTATCCTTCAAGGCGCCGAGGTCATCGGCTATCATCGCCTCCCACGAGATGTCAAGCTGATTGCCGTACTTCCGGGCGTAGACATCGTATTTTGTCTCTGTCTTCTTGACAGCCAGGTACTCGCCCTTCTCCGCTACTTCGCCCAGTATCATGCCCGAATTGGCGATGGCAAATCTCCGGCCACCTACCCAGGGGTAAAGCCGGTTGACAGTCTTCACCCGCATGTACTTCTTAAACTCTGGCTCAATGGCCTGGTAGGCTGAGAGCATCTGTCTGTCGGTGACATCGGCGAATAGATAGGGGAAGTCCGATGTAGTCATCGCTTCCCTTAGCCGATATTCCTGACGCCAGTGCGGCATTCCAAGGGCCGGGGATAGAATCTCTACGATCTTGACCATGCGCTTATCCCAATCCTCCGGCTTTTTTATCTCAGAGATGGCGTGGTAGCCATCCCAGGCATCCATTTCTTGCATAAACTCAGTCACGTTTTTCCTCCTGCAATTATTTTCTAATCTACCTTGATAAACTTCTCCAAAGCCATCAAGATAGTAGGCTCAATCTCCAACGTCTCGGGTAGCGTCACCGCATCGATGACAACCTCCACTTCCTGTGACATAAGCTCTCCGTATTCCTCAACAAACTTTGACCAGTTCTCACTTTGAGGAGTAACCCTAACTTGCTGCGGATTGTCAGGGTCTTTCTCGCCATAGGTTTCGATTAATCCATGCCGCACTTTATCAATAACCTGTAATTGGTCATTGAGTTTGCTGGCAAGTTTGGCTAACCCATAGCTGACCTTGACCGGGAACTTATTAGCCGATAGCTGCTCTAGCGGCACCTTTGCGTTGAAGATTTCTCCGTTTGTCAGTTTCACTTTCTTACTCCTTTATTTAGTTTAGCCCTATACCGGGTATAGGTAGATGTAACGATCGCCAACTCCGGCAATGCGACACCTAATGCGATGGCTACAAGTCTCGGCGCCAACATCCGCATCCATAATGACTGCGGCATCTGCGCCACCTACTACACCCTGGAAGTCGAACATATACCCTAGGGCATTAGTTCCACCTTCGAGGCGCAGGAAACTGTTGACGTCCTGTACGGTACTGTGTTCGCGCACCCTGAAGATGCAATCGCGACTAGCGGTAGCATGAGAACTGTTGATACCAACATCGAAAATTATTCTAGAGGATACAGCATTGCCTAAATCCTCAGAATACAGCGAGAGCATGCTGAATATCGCGATGGTCTTGTCTGCTACCGCGGCGTTGTAGAGGGTCAACATCATCCAATCATTGACATCATCCGCAATGGACATATCAATGGAGATGCCGTTGATCTGTGCCGTGCCGGTCTGTATGCCAGTTGCGTCATAGTTGATAGCGAGACCTCGACTCATGCCACCGGCAATAGTTGATTCGTCAGTTACGTCTATGGCGAAGGCATTGTCTGCCGTTTCCCCGGTCAGCGTGGCGTACATATCCCTGTCAGTCCAGCCGTTAGGGTCGAAATGAACCTTGACGGCAATCCTCTCGGTTGCATTTGAGCCTACGGTTCCTAGAGCGTAACCAAATGGCAACTGAGCTACCACGTTATTGATTTTACTAACCAATCCAGTAGTAGTGTTGATGTAGAGCTTTTCGCCAGGGATAACAGTGCAATTACCAGCATCATCCTGCCCCCAAACGTCCACACACCAGATGCCCTCAGTATCTATAGCCATGAGGGGGTTGCCGAGGGCTAAGGTTTGAGTATCAAACGGCATACCCA